GCAAGGACGACGACTGTTCCTCCTCGCCACCTTCCGCTAAAGGGCGATCCATAGCCTCCTTGGTTTCCATGCGCACAGCCTCGCCGCGCTCAATCAGAAACAAGCCAAGCTGATCAGCAACTTCGACAGGAACGCCAGCTGGAAGGCGGCCATAGCCAACAGCCATGACTGGCTTCTTTGAGGTGATTACGATTTTCATAGGAGATGCTCCAATCTTGCGCTTTTGCGCTGGTTTTCTTCAGCCCATAAAGGGCGAAGGTTTGTAAAGTGGTTGAGACGGATTATGTCATCTTCACAAGTTGCTGTCGCTAGTGGAATGATGTGGTCTATGTGCCATAAATTTCTGTTTTTCCACGTCATACCTTTTTGAAATTGGCGCTCAATATGCAGATGGAACTCTTCCCAAGTGCATCCAAGAATTGTTGCAGTCCTTGTTCTTTTTCCATAGCCGCGATTTAAAAGACCAACTCTAATCAAGGACGAGACTAAGAACTTCAGATTAAACAGACTGTCATCTCTTAACCTGCTGCTCTTATAATTCCTCATGTACTCACGTCTTTTGTCTTTATTTTTTTCTACGTATTCAGAGACTGCTTTTATTCTTTTTTCTCTGTGTCGAAAGTAACTTTCCTTCGCTTGCAACCTGTATTTTTCTAAATTTTCGTTGTATCTCTCTTTTCTTTTTGAGTTTATTTCTTCGCCTTTGCTTATTAGCCTTTGCTTCATGTACTCATTTGTGCAAGGCTTGCATTTAGCCTGTAAACCATCTTTTGATGATGACTGTTTGCTGAATAAACTTTTCGAGACTTCTTTTTTACACGTTTGGCAGATTTTCATAAAAAATGGGGCATCAGTTACGATGCCCCATTCTATCATTTACGCAGAGAAGTTACTCAGGCCGTAAAATTTCCGTACAAGATACCAGCAGGACGCTCGGTGCCGAGGCCCAGACGCTCTTCAGCGCGGATGGTGATCAAGTTGTTGGTGAAGTCTGCGTTCACGTAGCCCATCTCGATGACTGCGCCGCTGCGGTTATACAACACAGCAGAAGAACGCAATGCGCCGATCAAGAACTTGCCAGCGGTCATGTGGTTCGACAGAATCACGTTCACGCCGAATGGGTTCATGCCAGCTGCCATGCCAGGCATACCGTACAGGTATTCACCAGAGCCGCCAGTGTATGTCTCGCGAGTGCGCTCCATTGCGCCCCAATCAGCTGGGTTTACGATCACTGTGTCAGGTGCGTTACCAGTTGCCCACAATGCGTACTTGGCGCGGTTGATTGCGTCAATGAGCAAGTCGTCGCTAGTAGCTGTGTAAGCAGTGAAGTTGCCGCTGTCAGTCAAGCCAGACAGGTTGGGGCTAGTGCCGTTGCCGTTCAACAACTGAGCGTCGATGCGCTGGGCCAAGCCGTCACGCAAGCGAGTTTCGATGTAGGCCACGACAGCAGGAGCGTCAGCCAACAACTGATTGCTGATCTTGATCCAGTGAGCAACAGTGGTGATTGGCACGTTGTATTGCTCGAAAGTCACGTCAGATTCATTCTTGGCAGCGCCTTGAGAAACTTCAGCAGCAGAGTTTGTCCAGCTGGCTTCGCGCAAAGCGTTGACCATGTTGGTAGACACGGCGATGCTTGTCAAAGCAGAACGGATGCTTGTTGGCAGGAAGTTGCCAGGGATGATGCCAGGCTTTTGGTCTGGGAACACGGTTGTCGAACCAGAGGTGACAGTGTTTTTGACTTCAAAGCGAGCGCGTTGAGTGTTGCCAGTCACGAGCTGTTTGAATTGCTCAGACTTGACGAACTCTTCAGCAGCAGACAAAGGCTTGGCTTCGGCTTGCACGCCAGCAGTTTGCTTTTGAGCCAACTCGACCATTTGTGCAGACAAAGATTTGAACTGCTCAGACAGTTCTTTCACTTCGCCTTTGACTTCGGTGTCAACGTTGCCTTTTTCTTTGAGCTGGCCTTCGAATTTCTCGATTGCAGCTTGCAATTTCACTTCTTGCTTGGCCAAGCCAGCTTCGATGATGTCTTTGAGTTCCATGATGATTTCCTTCAGGAGTTAGTTTGCTTTAATCTGGAATAGCTTGGCAATTTCTTGCTTCGCCTTTTCTTCTGCCAAAAGCTCACCTTTCAGCAAGGACTTGATGCGCGATACCAGCATACACGCATCATTCCGACTAAAGCCACCTGACTCCCTCAGCGCAGCTTCAACTTCGCGAATGCTTGAGGCAGTTTCAATTGCAGACTTCACGCTATTGATCGTAGCGTTCAAATCTGCTGGTTCTTCAACCACACTGATCTCAAACAGTTCAATTTCCTTGAGCAATCGACGACCATCGCCAATTGACTCGCTTCGTGTTGGCATATAGCCAATCGACATACCGTCAATCGCGCCATGCTTCATCGAGGCATACACGTCACCAGCAACTGAATGGCCAGGCGTCAATTGCCCCTCGACAAACAGACCTTTGCTGTCAACAAACATATTCTTCCACTTGCCGATGATCGGGCCGTAGTGGTTCCAGCGCAATCGAATTGGACGCTCGCGATTCACTAGAGTCTTGTCGTATGCGTTCGGATCAATCGTGTCGCCATAAGCGTCTACGCCACCAAAGACGGAAGCGTAGCCGGAGAACGACATATCGTCACCGACGAATTTCAGTTGGAGCGAATCAACGCCTAATTGTTTGATTTCCATAAAAGTTTCCCTCTTCACGGAATTGTACGACCTCAGTGTAACAACAGCAACACATCGTTGCGCTTTCTTTTGGCTTTACGAATCACTTCGTCTGCCAGCAACGGCCACGGCTGCCATTCCAATTCTTGCCTTTGCCGTCCGCCCTGTGGAATAGCGATTGGCTGAGGCTTCTTGCCAGACGCCGAGAATGTGTCTGACGCCTCGGATGCAGATAGCACACCTTCAACCGGAACATCGCCGGATGCGGACATGGAATCAGATCCTGCCTCAGAAGCATCGAGCAATCCATCAATGAACGCAATTGCTTCTGACAAAAACTCGTCAGAACCAGTCTCTGAGGCATTCAGTTCGCCAGACAGGAACGCGATGCCAGAAGCTGAAAGCGAATCCTTGCCAGTTTCTGACGCTTCGAGCGATCCCTGCGCCGTAATATCGCCAGCTGCGTAAAGCGTGTCTGCGCCTTCGGTGGCAGAAAATAGACCAGAGGCGGGTAGCGCGAAGTATATTGGGGAGTCAAATACATCTTCGCCTTCGGCCTTTTGGTGAAAAAAGTAATACCAATTGGCTTGAACTATGCCACCAAGGGAGGAGCCATCGCCCTCCAGTGCCGACATTGCTCCTGTTGTCATGGTGCGTGCGTAATCGACGCGCTGTTGATTGTGATTGTCTGGCCAGCAGTGATTGTCACGCTGTCAAGATTGATGTCAGCGCCTGACGTACCAACGGTCAATCCGGTGATGATGTCAGTGCCATCGACTGCTGTGCGGATGCGTGCGGCAGCGGCCGTGCCGCTGTTGTCTGCTGTTGTGTCAGACTTCGGAAATCCAGCGAACGTCATCACGCCAGAAGCCACTGTTGCGGCTGGGTTATCAAGCGGAATGACGGCCAGCACAGCAGCCATAGACGCCGTTCCGATCTCCAGCACTGCGGTTGCGCCCATAGCCGTCACAACGGCGTTCAAACGGGCATTTTTCACTGCGGTTGTGTATGTCACGGCCATGTTTATTTCTCGTAGGTGATGATGGTTTTGCTGATTTCGTCGTTTGCATCGCGCTCGACGGTTTGCACAGCACGCTTCGGATGATTGTCAACAACTGTCACCTCAGATGGCTTGACATCGTTGTAAACGTTCACTGTTGGATTTACCTGCTTGAGTTCTGGCATCACAGCCTCAACAACGACATTGTTTTCAGGAACGTTGATCACATTCTTGATGTCCGGCGTGTTCACGTTTGTGACGTTTTTCTGCTCTGGCAGGTTGACGTAATTGTTGATCACTGGAGGTGGAGTTGGAGCGCTCTTTGTGCTTGTTTGCACCAGCGTGCGCAAAGATTTCACCTCGTCCATGAGTCGTTGCATCTCATCTTGCTTGAGCTTGTCATTGATGTCGGCCATCGGATCTGCGACAGGTGCGACAGGATCTGCGGACTGACCAAGGCCATCGACAGGAGCCATAGCGCCCTGAATCAGCAACTGATCGCCACCTTCTTTCTCTGGCAAATGCTCCATTGCGCGAGCTTCGTTCGGAGTCATAAGGCCGTTTGTAATGGCGATGCGATACGACTCGTAGCGCGACTTCACATCTGCGCGTAACAGTGCATCAAAATCGAACGCGACATCCATGCGATCACGCTCTGCGGCAGTCATCAAGTTCACCAAGATGCTGGCCTCGATCTTCTCAAGCAATGGGCGCAGTGACAGCTTGTAGAAGCCCTGCATCACCTGCTCGATAC